GTATCACCTTACTAAATGTGAAAAACTCGAAAATTATAAATAATAGTATAGATTAGAACTCTATGAAACTAAATTTTTTATAAGGAGAAAAACAAAATGGCTTTTCAAGTAAGTCCAGGTGTCAATATATCTGAAGTTGATCTTTCTACTACAATACCGAATGTATCAGTGTCAGATGCGGCTATGGCTGCAGGTTTTCAATGGGGACCTGCGGATAAAGTTACAACAGTAACTTCAGAAAAGAATATGGTCGATACTTTTGGCAAACCAGATAACGAGACAGTAACAAATTGGTTGACTGCTGCAAGTTTTCTTGCATATGCAGGGTCATTACAAATAGTAAGAACACTTCAAACATCAGGTGCATTAAATTCAAACGATGAATCTACTACAGGTAGTTTTGTAAGTGGAGGTGCAATAACTGGTACACCAGTTGTAAATGCTTCTGGTACAGGGTATGCGGTAAATAACACTTTTAATATAGGAACTCCTGGGGAAGGTGGAACACAAGCTACAGGTAAAGTAACGGCCGTTTCCAGTACCAACACAGTAACTGACGTGGAAGTTGTTAATCCAGGTTCAAATTATACGGCCGGTAATGGTATTACGACTTCAGATACCGAATACGGTGATAATGCCTTAACACTTAATATTACTGTGTCTGCAATTGTTCCCGATTCCACTGGGATATTGGTAAAAAACGAAGCAGAATATGATGCAGGTATTACATTTGATACAGATTCGACTTTTGTTGCAAGATACCCTGGTGCTATTGGAAATTCACTTGGTGTTGGAGTGATTCATAAAGGAAGTGCAACTACACTAGATATAGGGGAAACAACACATACTTGGGGTGATCTATTCGATTCACTACCAAATAACGGGATCGACTTGGCCAAAGACAAACATCTCGTCCATGTATTCGTTACGGATAGTGGTGGTCTTTTTACAGGTACCAAAGGTAAAGTTTTAGAAAGATTTTCTTATGTATCCATTTGTAGTGATGCAACGGATGCACAGGGAAATAGTAATTACATCTGTGATGTAATCCGTAATCAATCCAAGTATATCTATTGTACTGGTAAGTTTGATGCAAATGCAAACTTTGGTGCAGATGAAGGAGATATTACTAATTGGGATAGTGCAACTGTAGCCACAGCTACCGAAGCAGATGATTTGACCACTCATTATACTGCTGTACTCTCAGGTGGAGTAAGTGATAATGACAATAGTGGTGCAAATGTCACAGGACAGAGACAATTTGGATATGACTTATTCAAAGATGCAGAACAGACGGACGTTTCGTTGTTTATTATCGGGGAAGATACAGCAGATTTTGATACAACCGATCATGTGTCTGGAACAGTCATAACTGGTTCAAGTGGTAGGAAAGATGCAGTCGTATTTGTATCCCCACAGAAAGCTTCAGTCCAAACTGCAGGTTCACTTTCCTCTAAAACAGATGCTGTAATTGCAGATAGGGCTAATGTTAATAGTACTACATATGGTTTTATGGATAGTGGTTGGAAACGAATGTATAACAAATATACAGATAAATTCGTTGCTGTTCCATTAAATGGTGATATTGCTGGATTGTGTGTTGCGACAGATAATACGAGAGATCCCTGGTTTTCACCAGCAGGATTCAATCGTGGGCATATAAAGAATGCAGCTAGTTTGTACTTTGATCCTGATAAAGCATCTAGAGATTCCCTATATAAAGCGGGGGTCAATCCAGTTGCATCATTCCCAGGACAAGGAATAGTACTTTTTGGTGATAAAACACTTTATGGTACAAGTGCTGGTGGTAGTGCATTTGATAGAATTAATGTTCGTAGGTTGTTCATCGTTCTAGAAAAAGCAATTTCACGGGCATCGAAATCGATGTTATTTGAGTTCAACGATGAGTTTACTAGGGCACAATTTCGTTCAATGGTAGATCCTTTCTTGAGGAATGTAAAATCTCGTAGGGGTATCACCGATTACTTAGTGGTTTGTGACCAAACGAATAACACATCAGACGTAATCGATAGAAACGAATTCGTAGGAGATATTTTCATTAAACCTGCACGTTCAATTAATTTTATACAACTAAACTTTGTTGCCGTTAGTACAGGTGTTAGTTTCAGTGAAGTTGTTGGTGCAGTCTAAGGAGGAAAAGTAAATGGCTTTTGATGTAAGTAGTTTTAAAGAGGCACTACCGAATGGGGGTGCAAGAAGTGGATTGTTCAATATACGAATACCGATTCCTGCTGGTATATCAATTATGGGTCACGATGCAGAAACTACGAGAAAAATATCTGTTACCGCAAATGCATCTTCAATTCCAGCAAGTACCATAGAACCAACCGATATTAATTATTTTGGTAGGGTATTTAGGGTTCCTGGGACGAGAACATTTGAAGATTGGACAACAACTATATACGTTGATGAGGAATTCAAAGTTAGAGATTTCTTTGAACAATGGTCGGATCGTATAAATGGTATGACAACTAATAAATCTACTGCTACGTCTGGATTGGGTGGTGGATATACCGTACATCCAGAAGTTATTCAGTATGCAAAAAATGGACAATCGATAAGAAAGTATATTCTTGTTGATGCATGGCCGACAACTGTAGGTGCAACTGAACTTGCATGGGAAGGGAATGATGTTCAGACTGTAGAGGTTACATGGGCATATACTCATTGGGAATCGTCAGGTATTTCTGATAAAACTGATCCAAAGGCAGTTATGGCTGATCTTGATGCAACTGGTTCACTTAAAGTGATGGGGAATTTATTCACATAATAGCAAAAACGGGGGAGTTCATCTCCCCCTTTTAAATAGGAAATAAGATGGCAATTGGAACGTGGTTGCAAGATAAAATTTTAGGATTTGCATTGGGTAAGGATAAGAAAACTTATCCCAGTTTTGCTGTACCTGAATCTGATGATGGTGCAATTAACCTTGATGTAGGTGGGGCATATGGTACATATTTGGATATGGAAGGTAAGATTCGGAATGAAGCAGATCTTATTACAAAATATCGTGAGATTTCATTACAGAATGAATGCGATGCAGCTATCGAAGATATAGTGAACGAGGCAATTGTGATGGGTGATACCAAACCTCCATTAGAATTGGAGTTGTCTGAAGTTGATCATCTATCCGATAAAGTTAAGAAACGAATCTATAGTGAATTTCAATATATATTACATTTATTGGAATTTGACATAAAGGCACATGAAATATTTAGAAAATGGTATGTAGATGGTAAAGTATATTACCACATGATAATTGATGAAACGGATAAAGGTGCAGGTATAAAGGAACTCAGATACATCGATCCACGAAAAATGAGGAAAGTCCGTGAATTGGTACGGAAACCAGACGATGAAGGTGTGGAAATGATAGAATCTATGCAAGAATTTTATATATATGATGAAGTGGGTGTTGCTGATTCATCACAGGTCAGTGGTGGGATCAAGGTACATACCGATTCAATTGCATCTGCAAATAGTGGTCTGTATGATCACGCATCAGGTGCATTGGTTAGTTATTTACACAAAGCTATCAAACCATTAAATCAACTTAGAATGATGGAAGATGCAGTCGTAATCTATAGAATTGCAAGAGCACCAGAACGTAGGATTTTCTACATCGATGTAGGTAACTTACCAAAAGCAAAAGCAGAACAGTATCTACGAGACATGATGGTAAAACATCGTAACAAATTGGTGTATGATGCATCGACAGGTGAGATAAAAGATGACAGAAAACACATGAATATGTTAGAAGATTACTGGTTACCCCGTAGGGAAGGTGGTAGGGGAACTGAAATACAAACACTTCCTGGTGGTCAGAGTCTTGGGGAATTAGAAGATATCGAATATTTCCAGAAAAAGTTGTATAAATCACTGAACGTACCCGTAACGAGATTACAAGAGGATAACAGTTTCAGTTTGGGTCGTGATACGGAAATTACAAGAGATGAATTGAAATTTTCCAAGTTCATTCTACGATTGAGAAATCGATTCCTTGAATTCCCAGAAAACGTATTAAAGGCACAATTAGTACTCAAGGGTATTATCAAAGAAGATGAGTGGAATCCAATCAAGGATAAATTACACTATAAGTGGTCGGAGGATTCCTATTACAGAGAGATAAAAAATTCAGAAATGTTGCGTGACAGGTTATCATTGGTGCAGGATGTTGCAGACTATTCTGGTAAATTCTTCTCGATTGAATATATCAGACGAGAGGTACTACAACAATCCCAAGAGGAAATGGATCGTATGGATCGTGAGATGGAACAAGAACTCCAGAAGGGTAAGTATGGAGCAGATAGTCCGTATGGTAATGATATGATGGGTATGGGTGACGAAAATAAAGACGAACCCGTTGTAGAGGAACCGGTTGAGGAATTTGAATACACCGACGATGACAAAGACAATGATACCATGCATGATTTGATGGATAATATTCTCAATGGAAATTACAACGGAAACGGTAATGGAACCAAAGAGGATATTCTCATGGAAC